CACCTCCTCGTCGCCCATGCCGCTGTGGTCGATGCCGAGAGCGGACAGTGTGTTCCGCGCGTGCTCGTGCGCCGGCTTCTCGGTCGTCGGCTTCTCTGTCGCCGGCTCCTGCCCGGTCAAGTGCTGCACGTCCGCGGCTGGCGTCTTCGGCTGCGCGGGCGACTTCGGTTTCTTCGGCGCGCTCGGGTCCAACTTTGCCTTCGCCGCGCCGATAGTGTCCTTCGGCGCAACCGTCTTCGGCGACTTCTGCACGGCGTCAAGTTTGGCCTGTGCGTCGGCACTCGGCGGCGCGACCGCTTGCGGCTCGGGTTTCGGCTTCTCAGCACTCTGACCGCCCGTGATTGCCTTCGCTTTTTCGGTGTCCTTGAGATTCTTTTCGGCGAGCTTGATGGCCTCTTTCTTCTGCTTCACATGGTCGAGCAGCTTCGTCGTAATCTCGCTCTTGGTCTTGCCGCCCTTGATTTTCTCGGCGCTCTTCCACGCCTTGAGTTCGCCCAGCGTCATGCCCTTGAGGGCTTCGGCGAGTTTCTTCGGCGGCACACTCTTGGGGTCGTTTAGCGCGTCGCCGACCACCTTAAACCGCGCCTCTTGCGCCTTGCCCGCGGCGGCTTTCTTCTCCTCCTTCGCCTTCTGCTCCGCCGCCTTGTCCGCTTGCTTGAGTTCGTCCGGCTTCTTCAACACCGTCTTTTCGTAGGTCTTCCCGGATTTCATGGTGACGGTGATTTTCGTCGGAACCAAGTTCCCCTTACTTTTGGTCGCCTCACTCAACCACTCGCCCACTTCCGCACTCACCCACGGCTCCCCCTCATCGGTCAATCCGAAATGAACGTCTGGACTGGTGGTTCCGCCCGCGCGGGCGACACCCCCTTCCGAAAGCCATTCACTTACGAGCTTCAATAGCGATTCCCCCACCGGCGGCGCGGGCGGCTCTGGTGCCGGTGCGCCGGGCGGCGCGGGCGGCGGGTACTGCTCCGCGAGCTGTCGCGCCTCGTGCGGGTCGATGCCGAGTTCCTGCTGAACCAGCGCCACCGGCTTCACACCGGCTTGAATGTACGCGACGTTCGCCGACGCCTCCGCGCTCTTGTCGCGCGTCTCAAGGCTCGGCGGCGTCGCCTTGATTTCGCACAGGTCGAGGGCCGTGATGGGCAACTGCCCGAACGCGGCACTCATCCGCATCGCGCGCCAGATCAGCGAGGCGCGTTGTTTGTACCGCCCGCGCCCGAACGCGACCGCGACCAACTCTTGCAACTCGCAGAACATCCGCAGCGTCGGCGCTTCCACGACAAAGGCGTTAGAGTACTTCGCGTCCGCGACCAGCGTGAACATCCATTCCGGCATGACCAGCCGTGCGCCCGCTGCACGCAAGTTCGCTTGAATCGCGTCCACCAGTTCCGCCGCGCCCAACCCCGGCGGCGGGAACGTCACCGTGGTGCCGTCGCGCACCCGCAGGTGCGCGCCGTAAGGTAGCTCCTCGGTGCTCTCTTGCCGCGGCGGTTCGCCGCTCGGCTGGTCTTGGTAGCGCGTCGTGAGTTGCGCCGCGAGGTTCGCGGCTTTCGTCGCGTTCCACCCCGGAACCGTGGTAATCAACGCGATCTTCGCCCGCACTTTGCCGCTCGCGGTCATGGCGACGAGCAGTTCTTCGGCGCGAATCAGGGCGCGGCGCACCGGCTCAAACGTGGGCCAACCGCGCTCGAACTCGCTAGTTACGTTTAGTTTGAGGTGGACGATCTCCGCTTCCGGCACCTGCACCGGGTGTTTGTCGCCGGGGTCCACCCAATACCCCACGATGCGCCGCGGGTTATCCGCGGGGCGGATGATGCCCCACGGCGCGACCAGTGCGGCAATCGTTTCCGCGCCGCCCGCGCGGGCGAACTCCGCGCCCGTGGTCCCGCCGCCCGGCGCGTACACCCGTTCGGGTTGCACGAACGCGACCTCGGGAACGCCCTCGGACGGGAACAGGCGCAGGAACACTTCCCCGTCCCGGTCCATCCGCCACACGGTTTCGCGCTGCAAGGCGACAAGGTCGTTGGCTTCGGCGAACCGGTCCAGCCACTGTTGTACCTGAGCGTGCAGTTCCGGCGGTGCCTGTTTGCCGCGCGCGGGCACCACCTCGAACTTGATGCCCGCATCGCCTATTGCGTAGTTGACCCGGTTCTGCGCCGCGCCGATGGCGTACTCGTTGCCGTCATCGAACTGACTGCCTTCGAGCAGGCGACGGGTGGCGTTGCGCGCGGCGGTGAGGTCCGCGAGGGTGCGTTCGGCGGTGGACTGGCTCCCGCGCCGACGCCAAATGCCCTCGGGGTCGTCGCTGCTCGCCCACTGATTCGAGAGGGCTTCGGCGACGATTTGCGCGGCGAGGTCCGATAGGTCCGGCATGGCGGCTCCGGGAACGCAGAGGGGCCGGGGCGCAAGTCCCCGGCCCCCGCTCCACTCCACCTGCCACACCGATGCCGTTCGCCCGCGCGGGCGAGTCCCGCACCCGCCTCCCCGACGCTGTGCGGGCGGGTGGGTTAGGCGGCATCAGCCCACGCGCGGAACTTCGCGGCGTTCGCGTTTTTGTTCAGACCGAACAGCGGAACCGTCAGGCTCGAGCCCTTCTGGGCGTTGGCGACCCCGAAGGCGATCCGCACCGTGCCATCCGACCGACGCACCGCGCCGAAAACCACTTGCTCCGCGGGGTAGCGGTAGCGGTTCGCCACGGTGCCACCGCCGACCGCCTGATACGGTTGGTCGGCGGTGAGGGCGGCGCGGAGGATCGTCATCATCACGTCGTCCATGTCGAGCGCGCGTTGCTTACAAATTACTATACGCACCGTGCGCCGACTTGTTACGCGACCGGGAACATTTTCGCCAAATTGCTGACGGGCGTACAGGTCCGGCTCTGTTCTCGCCCCCGCGGGCGGCGCTGACATGGTGCGAGCGTACACTACGGGACGGGGCGCGCCAAGCGTCGTAGCTTAGTCGCGGGGCATGGGATACCATGCCAGATTTACGGCGTCCGCGAGGTCGGGCGAGCGCCTGAGCCGTTCGCGCGTGCGGTCCTTGCCTTCCGCCACGCGCCGGTTGCGCGCGTCGAGCGAGTACCGGGTGGCGCGCAGTTCCTGCCACAGCGCTGGCAGCAGGTGTGCGCCTTCGCGCGCGGTGCCGGTGAAAAACGCGTCTTGGTCCGCGGCGAGTCGAGTGACGAACCAAAGCTCGCTGCGCTTGTTCGGGTAGCGGGTCGGGTCGGCCGCGGAACACGACGCCCCGACCCCGATGAAGTTGTACCCGTCGGGGTGGTCGGTGACGCCCGCGCCGTAGCCGCCGGTGTCGTCCACCGCGCACGGCACGCCCCGCGGTCCCTGCCACGCCGGGGCGTACTGGTGGCACAACTCCCGCAGACGCCCGCAGATGTGAGCCGTCACGCGACGGGTCGGCCAACTGGTGCGCTCTTCGAGGTGGACAAGAGCCGTGCCGCGCCGCACCGCGAACGTCGTCCGGTCGCCGCCCATGCGCGCCACGTCGCACCCGATCTGCACCGGCCACTGCGGGTCAACCTCGGGCGCGAGGTTGCACCGCCGCTCATCGGAGTCCGACCAAATTCCGTACATCGACTGCGACGGCCAGCGCCCCCGCACCTGCGGGTCGAACTCCGGTTTGACCGGCTTCCACCACCGCGCCCGGTCGAACGGTGCCAGTCTCGCCCGCGCGAACGATTCCCGCGGGGGCCACTCGAAACACGTCTCGTCGTGCGGGGTCGCGCCGCAGTCTTCGCACTCCGAAACGATGCGCTGCTCGATCCGCGCGAGCCGCACGGCACCCGAGAACGGCGGCGGCTCGCCCCGCAGTTCCGCCGCGAGGTTCGGGTGCGCGAGCGCGCTCAAGCGGTGGACAGCCCACGCGCCGGACTGCTCCGCGGCGTAGGGCCAAGTGGTCGGGTCGTTCGGGTTGTACAGGCACAACCAAGCGTGGCCCGGAATTCCGCTGAACATGGTCTCGGCGCGCTCGGCGATCTCGATCGGCACAGCGGTCGCCTCGTCCATCACGAGCAGCCAGTGCGCCGCGTGGTGCCCTTGCGCTGCGTCGGGGTTCTTCGGCGAGTACCCGATTACCTGATGGTCCGGCGCGCCGTAGATGCTCGGTGCGCGCGGCAGAAGGTCGCGGCCCATCGGGCGCAGCTTGCGGACCTCTTTGAACACCTGTGTCTTGAGCGAGGTTGCGGTCGCGGACGTGACGAGCGTGATGCCGGGCGCGAAGGAATCGTAATGCCAGTTCACGAGCCAACCCGCCGCAAACGACTTGCCGAGCTTGTTTCCCGACGGAACGAGCAGGCGATGCGGTGGCGCGAGGAGCAGGTTGGGTAGTGCGAGTTGGTCGTGCGTGAGGTGCGCGCCGAGAACGTCCAGCGCGTAGCCGGTCGGGTCGTCGGGGTAGGACGCCAGCACGCGCCGCAGTGCGCTTTCCGCAACGCTCACCGAATCGGCCTCCTATCTGCCGCCCACTTCCGAGATACCCACCGTACCCCTTCGCCGGAGCCGCGAACAACTGAAACTCGGGCGATTCGGCCGTACCGTTCGAGGCGCTTCAACTGCTCCCACATCCGCGAGCGGGCGCAGCGCCCGCTCAACCCGCACCGCGCGATCAGGAGCGCCGTGGTCAGCCCGTGTGGCATCTCATCCAGCGCGACTACCACCCGGTTCGCTAGCCGCATCGCCCGCCCCCTCCGGTTTCGGCTCGCCCGCGCGGGCGACCTTCCGCGATTTCACCTGAGCCAAGAACCCCGCAACTTGGTCCGCGGTCGCGGTCGGGTCCGGTCCCCGCTCCACATACCCGCGGGCCTTGCCCTGAGTCTTGAGACAGAAGCACACCGCCCACGCCTCGCCGCGTTCAACGGCACGCAGCAGTGCGCTCTCGGCGTGGTCTACCATACCCTCGCGGGCGTCGCGCGTGATACGCTTCAGCGCCGGCCGCTTGTCAATCAGTTCCGTCACCGACGACCGGTGAACCCCGAACCGCTTGGCGACGGCGGCGCAGTTGCCCATCAGTTCCACGAGCGCCGCGGCGACCAACTCCGGGTCCAACTTGGGCGACCGACCGCCCTTTCTTTTGGGCGCGGGTTTAGTGTTCATGCTTCCACCTTTTCGTCGCGTCGAACTCGTCGCCCCCTTGCCCCGGTTCCTCTTGCGCCCACGCGAGCCCGGCGTCGTGCGCCACGTCTTCGAGCATGGACGCGACCGCTTCGCTACTCGTCTGCACGCCACGCAGGAGCGCGTCGAGTTCCGCGGTTCCCCGGCCAACAAGTCAGCAATTGCGCGAAGCGCGTGCCCCCATCACCGATTCACAGATGCGTGTCTCGCATCTCGATAAACCGAATCATCTGCGCCGCGACCGCGTGCCCGTCCAGCGTCGAGCAGTCGTTCGGGTGGAACAGTTCTTCACCCGCCGCCGCCCGTGCCGCGAGGACCGCGAGTTTTTCCTTCGTGCC